GGGGAGTTGATCAGGGTGTCGCGGTGGTCGCCGCCGTCGAGCACTTCCCGGGCGCGGTCGTACTCCCTGCCCCGCACGTTGCGGGCCTCCTGGTACTTCCGGCCGTCTTCGCGGTTGCCGTATGTGTCGAACTCGCGGCCCGCGTCCTCGGCCTCACGGCGCATGACGCGCTCCGCCTTATGGAAGGCGTGGTCCGCCTCCGCGCGGATGTCCTCGTACTCGCGCCGGGCGGCCCGTCGGCTGTTGAGGTACGCGACCACCTCGGGGTAGCCGCGCCGCTCCCGGCCCCGGTAGGTGAAGGTGACCAGTTCTTCGGCGTCGGCGTCGTTCATGTTCTGAGACATGGATGTCCCTCTCCTTGGACTGATGGATGTGATGGAAAGACCACCCCTCGCCTCGCCAGTTGAACGGGGAGTTCCCGTGCGAGGGGTGGTCCGTGGTGTGGACAGGAGTCGAACCTGTCTGCGCGGGCCGTCGCCCTATTCGTCGTCATGACTCCCAACAGGGACTGGCGCCATGCCAGCGGCCGGAATCTAACCGACCTACGCTTCCGCTCACACCGTGGCCGCAGACCCGCAAGCGAGCCCCTGACACCCTTCCTGACGTCCTCCCCCACCACCTAGTAGGAGAGAGAGCGGTGAGGGCGTACGGAGCGCCTGTCACACGGGAGGTGAAGCGGAGAGATCCCGTGATCCGGTGCTCAGTGCCAGGGGCTCGCATGTCGAGCCTACGGCCCCCCAGGGGCCGGGTGTGCTTCGTGGACCGGAGGCGGTCCGGCCCCTGGGGGACGTACTAGGTGATCACTTTGCCGTCACTGGCGCAGTGATCAGACACCCGACTGACGCTTGAAGGCGTCCGCGTCGAACTCTGTGTCGCTCTTCGCGAACACGTCCGCGAAGTACTGCACGGCGCCCTTGTACTCGTCCTCCAGCGCACCAGAGGTGGCGCCGTGGTTCACGACGAGACCGCGCACCTTGCGGGCGATCTCCGAGAGACCGAACGCCACGGCGCCGTAGTCGACGCTGTTGGTGGTGGCCTCTGCGTCCCCCTGGGGGACGCTGTTGCGCAGCGCTGCCACAGCAGTGGCCAGCGAGGCGAACTGGTTCTGCGCGTCCGTGCGGAGCTGCTGAACGGCAGTCACCAGGGACTGCGCGTCGGCACGCGTCACGGCCTCCGCCGTGAGACTGGCACCCGGGGTACGAGTGGGCAGCGGCGCGGCACTGCCGCCACGGCGCAGTTCGCGGGCCAGGTTCTCCAGCTCCTGCACCCGCTCGTCGAGCGCGTTCAGCATCCCGGAGTACGCGGCTGCGTCTTCCTGCGAGACGAACGCCCCACGGGCTTCCGTCTTGAGGTCGGCAACGACCTTGGACGCTTCGTCACGGGTGAGGTAGTCGCCCGTGCTCTTATTGCGGTCGAACATGATCTCTCTCCTTTTGTGGGTCCCAACAAAGGGGCAGGAACCTACCGTTCGGGACTGAAGAGGGCTTATGCCCCGTCCCTCGGTTCCTGCCCCCATGAAGGGGCCCGTGCGACAGGGGGGGGTCGCACGGGCCGTGCCCCGCCCGGGGGGAGTGGCGGGGGTCCTTCTCACCTCATGTTCACGCGGAACACGGGTGGGTCAATGTACTGCGCCACTTGCACCCCTGCCTTGAACGACAGGGGTATGGCCAGCACGAACGCGGACAGGAGCAGGCCCGTGACCAGGCCACGGAGGGCAGCCTGTTTCACCGCCACCACCACTCGCCGGACACGGCGCGGTAGACCACGGTGAAGCCAACGAGTGCGCCTCCCAGACTCGACAGGAAGCCGACCAGAGCGGCGGCGATCATGATTGGTCCAGTCCGGCCGCCTCGAAGAAGCGGGACGGCTTGAAGGGGTAGGCGCCACGGTGTGTTGCCTGAAGACGGTTGCCCACCTTCACAATGGCCGTGTCCACGGCCGCCAGGGCAGCCGCTTGCAGCGCGGTGCCGTCCTCGAAGGCGGCTTCCACACTCTCGCGCGTCTCCCTCAAGGCGTCGGCAATGGCCTGGTACTGCTTGTTGTTGTACATGATCATCTCTCCAGTGATCACATGTGTCCGACCATCGGACAAGGCCCCTCCCAGGACCCACCCGTGGGGGTGGTGTTGTGCGCCGTGGGGCGCAGCCCTGGAAAGGACGTTGAGGGATGGTCACACGCCGCCCTGTCGGCGGGCGAGAACCGCGCGAGCCGACCAGTCCTCGGGCAGGAACCCGCCCTTGGACAGCCACTCGTCGAGATCGGCGAACGCCTGTCGAAGATCCTCGCCGAGCGCGGCAGACTCGTACTCGTATCGCGCGACATTCATGTCGGCACAGATCTTCCGAATACGCGCCAGTGTCTCGTTGACATCCATGATCCACTCTCCTTTGGATCTGACCTGACCATCAGGTCAACAACCCCCAGGGAGCGCCGCGTGGACCCGCGTGGACGCGCTCCCTGGGGGAGATTGAGGGTTGGTCAGTTCAGTTGTTCCCGCATGTCACGCAGAGCGTTGCGCTGTTCCCGACGCTTGACCACACGGGCCGTCTTGCGCCGGTTCGCGCGCCGGTTGGCGCCACGGATGTTCTGACGCTGCACGTGCGGGAATTCGTCACGCTCATGCCCGAGCGGACGGTAGTCCATGACGGACATGGGTCCTCCTGTAAAGATGCGCAGCACATCGAGAACGGGCTCGGGGCTCATGCGCGAGTCACCCTCACGCCACCCCGGGGGCCACTCTTGACCTCGTAAGACGGGTAGTCGAACGGGCAACCGGTGCCCCGGAAGTCTTCCGCCTCCTGCCAGTCCTCCGCCGTGTACGGGTACAGCACGGCCGTAGGGCCATACTCGCCGTACACGGTGAGGTCCTGGTGGAACCCGGTCGCCTTGCCATGCTCGATCAGCGCGGCCTTGGCCTCTTCGTGGGAGGTCACGCGGAGCAGGTCACCGCCCAACCCGCCAGGGTTAGTGATGTACATGATCCAGCGGTACTTTTCCATGATCGCTCTCCTTCGATCACTCTCCGGAACCTCCGGAGAAGCCACTACAGGGGCTCCGAGAGCCCCTGTAGCAGGTTCCTGGGCAGGTTCCTATGAAGTGCGCACTGCGCGCACCTGGGCGATTTCCTGGTTGGCCAGGAGGCGGCCTACGGCTAGCGCGGCCTCCTGCGCGTCCAGCGCCGGTATGCGGTGGTGGAAGTAACCCTCAGGAGGTGCAGGGAACGTGTCCCGCACCTCCCTGAGGGTGCTGTATTCAACGCGCCACATCAGGCGATGCCGAACTGGAGATCGCTCACCAGCGGGTCACCCGTGCGCTCGGACCAGCGCTTCATGCCGTCCACCTTGTGCGGGTGGAACGGCGCCCACATGGTGGGTTCGACGCGCAGGAACTCACGGGCCTCGTGCACCTCGATCTTGATAATCGCGTCCAGGATCAGGTACGTGAGGTCAGTGACGCTGTCACACCCGCTCACGACGATCGGGAACACCGCGTAGGTCATGATCTCCTGCGGGTAGTCCTCGGCCGCCTGGTCACGGTTCGAGTTGCGCGCCGGATAGTCAACGCGCACCTTCACCGTGCCCTCAAAGCGGTTCGTGTGGTCCTCGGCCGTGAAAGTCCAACCAGGCTTGTACTTGATCTGGTCGTTGATGATCTCTACGGCGGTCGTGACGTCCATGACTGTCTCTCCTCAGTCGGACTGATCGGAGCCGGATAGCTCCTGGCAACGCACCCCCAAGGGGTGCGCTCCCAGCACTACGCCGGATCGTTCATCAAACGCACCGCACCCGTCGGGGTGATGCTCGGCAGATGGGTCACGGTGTGTTCCAGCACCACGGCCACCTTGCCCGCACCGTCCACGGTCCAGAAGACGATCACGAATGAGTCGTCCTGGCCCTTGAAGTCAGCGGTCCAGTACGGACCGGACTCCACCATGGTCAGTGCGGGTTCGGGGCGCACCGCAACGTGTGAGCGCTCGATGAGGTCATGCATGATCATGTCGCTCTCCATTCGACAGGGAGCCGGACAGCTCCGCACAGCGCTCAGACCAGGGCCTGAGCGCTCTATGTGCTGCGCCGGATCTAGTGCCCCTCCCTGCCCATGACGGACAGGAGGAACTCACGGGTGGCCTCGCCGCCGTGGAACGCCTCAAAGATGGCCAGGGGGACCAGGGCGAATGCCCCAGCCCACAGCCACTCGTCAACGTGCTGCCACGTGTGGTGAAGGCGGTTGAACGTCCGTGCCATGCGCGTCAGTTCTCGCCGCAACTCCAGACCGAAGTGACTCGGGTGAAGGATCACCCGAGCATGCCGGACGGAGGGGTGCAGGAGGTGACACACGATGCGCTCCGCATCGTGGTGAATGTCCACGAAGCGCAGGCGACGGCCCCGGTAGGGGCCAGCGGTTGCCGTGAGGATGCGTCCGGGAGAAACCAGTTCACCTTCGGACGTAACCAGCAAAACGGACATATGACAGCTCTCCTTCTGTCACGGAGCCCTGTTGCTCCACACACAGCACGGAGCCACGCCCCCGAAGGGGCGTGGGCCGTGCAGTCTGAGTACATCAGGGTGCGTCAGTCCAATAGGACTGATAGCGCGTGTAGTCCAGGGGCGGGGAGGGCGGGGATCCGTCGGAGGGACGGTCCGCCGATACCCATGCTTCGTGCCCCAGGTACATGCAGAACAGGCCGACCAGCGACACGACGACGAGAATCACGATCACGCCTCTTCCCCGTTCTCCAAGCCCAGGTACAGGTTGAAGACGTGGGGGAAGAACTCACGGCGCTCGATCCCGTCGATGTGCCACGCGTGGGCACACGGGGTGAGTCCGTCTCCGCACGCGGCGGAGACGAGCACACGGCCCGTGCTGTTGCCGTACGCCTGCCGGGAGACACTCTCGAAGGTCCAGGTCTCGCCTCGGGACTCCAAGAGAGCCCCAGGTTCGACACGCTCTCCGGTGTCACGGGTGTAGGCGTATTGCTCAGGCAGTGTGGTCATAACGGCTCTCCATCCGTCATGGGGGCCTAGTTGCCCCTGGCTACGCACCTGCGAGAGGTGCGCACCCAGCGAACTAGGAAGGGTTGGCCTCCCACACGGGGAGGTCGCGAACCGCACGGTCCGCAGCGTCGGCGTAGCCGCCCGCGTGCCACACCCCGTACTCGGCATGCAAGGCATGCCCGGTGAAGTGCGGTTTGGCGGCATGGTAGACCTCGCTGAAGTCACGCTGCGCCTGTTCCGCCTCGTACATCGCGGCGTAGTAGGCCCGCGTGTGCGGGTTCGTGAGGATGCCGAAGAAGGCTCGTTTGGCCATGATCACGCCTTTCGGGCCGGGTACGTGTCCAGGAGGAACTGAACCCATCCCCCGTCGTACTCACGCTCAACTGCATGGATCACGGAACGTGAGCCGAGCTGGCCGATCGTCCATCCATCGATCTCCGTGTAGTTCTGGCGGAGCCAGGACCGTGCGTCACGGATCTCGCGGGTGGACGCGTCCAGTGCAGCCTCGGTGAGGTTGACGGAACGAGGAAAGGCCTTGAGGAACCTCATGATGATCTCTCCATTCATCACGTAGCACCGCCGGACCCTGATGGTCCGGAAGCACTACGCAACGGACGCTCTACGCGAGGGACTGGAGATAGCCCCTCAGAGCGTCTGTGCGCCCCCGTGAGCCGTTTGGAGAGTGCTCACGGGGTCATCGGCCACACGCGCTGTAGAACTCCGGCAGACGGGCGCGTACGCCCTCTGCCTCTGCATGCATGATCCATACCGCGCCCTACAGGGCGCACGTGTGGCCGGAAGCCTCATATCCACTGTTGAGTTCTCAAGGACCGCGATTCCTGCCGCCACCTCGCCCGGATAGGGCCTGCGCTCGACAGCTCCTGCACAACGTCCTCGCCGCTCGCAGTCACGGATGGGACCAGAAGGCCCGGCATCCGTTGCGCCTGATCCGGTGGCCTCACCCCCGTTCGTGGATCCGGGGGGGCTCTGCCGGGGTGCTGCGGGGTGTTGCGGGCTCCAGTTGGCGCTACGTAGGGCAAGCGTGTCAAGCGACGAATCTGAAGTTTTTCCGAGCAATTTCAAAGGCCCAGGTCAGAGGCATGGTCAACACGAAGATTCTTTCGCCTTTGTCGACAAATAAGAAGCTGCATACGACACACAAGTGCCTCAGAACCATGATCCAGGGAGCCCCGGCGGGGGCCACAAACCAGGACAGAACACCCCCAGGAAGCCAGGAACGGCTGTACGCCCCTGTGACGGCCTGGAAGGCGTCCAGGGGCACATGGAGACCAGGAGCGCCCCAAAGGGCGCGAGAGGGGCACTCAGAGGCCATGACGAGCGGCTAGCGAGGAATGGCCAGCAACAGGAGCCAGGGCGGGCACGCCATGCGTGCACGCACGTACGTACGCGTACCTGCGCACGTAGCGCAGGTACCTGCACGCGCGCGCTCTGCGCGCTCCTGCGGATGTGTGCACGCGCGCATCGCGCGCAACAGAACTACACACATATGCGCACACCCCGAAGGGGTGTGCGCGTGTATGTACTACCAATGCGCGCACACGCGTAGGCGTGTGCGCATGTACCTGTGCGCGCGCAAGCGCGCGTATACCGCGCGTGTGTACGCACGCGCGTGCATGCGCGTATATGTGCGCGCAGGTGCGCGCACGCATGTATCGCGCATGCGCACCTGCGCATGCGCATCATGTGCGCCTACAGGCGCACACTGTGTGCAGCTGCAAAGGCAGCTGCACTAGTAGTGATGTGGGGTGATGCCTGGTCGGCATCACCACTGGGGGGCGACTCCGAGACGAAGCGAGGAGTCGCCTCCGGCTCCTCCCAGCGCCCCCTCATGTCCCATTCGGGGGCGTTTGCCCGGGTCTGTGACCCGGGGATGTTAAACCCGGGGCGCTGGGAGGGGATGAACCCCTCCCCTACACGCGCCCCAGACCTATCAGACCCGCGTCGGCGGGTCTGCGCTCGCGCGGTGCGCGAGCATGCGTGTGTGCGGCTGCGAAGCCGCACACTTGGGCGCCGCTGGCGCCATGTGGGCGCCCGAGAGGGGCGCCCCCTGGCCCGCGAGCGAAGGAGCGGGCAGATGGGACCCTGACGAGGGGAGACTCAGCGAATTACTGCTGGTCAGCGCGGTTTTTGAGCCAGGTACGCAGCATGTTCATCAGCTGCCCTCGTGGACGCCCCGGCGCTCCTGCCATCGTCGTCCTGGTCTCTCAGGGTCAACGTGCCCGGCCGAATCCGGGCACACTTACGCGGCGCCCTCTGACGGCCTGCATCGGATTTCAGATCCGGTGACCGGGGAGCGTGCTCACCCGGCGGCACCATCAATATCAGATTTCCTGTGAGACTTTCTGTCAGCAAGCCGATTGGCAGGAATTCAGCGGGCGCCAGATTCCTGCCACATGGCCTGTCAGGTCACGGGTGCCGTACCCCCGCCTTGAGCGGCCAGCGTGCGCCGCACTGAACGCACTCGACGAGCGAGGGCCCGTCCCCCTTGGTCTTGATGAGACGGACGCGTCCGATGACACCCTTGCGGGTGCCGCATGCAGGCAGGGTCATCGCCGTGCCTTCCGGTACCGGCGGCCATACGGTCCCCAGACCGTCCAGGCCGCGCTGAGCAGCTCTGTGCCGCCCTTGCAGGCGGCGATGAGGGGATGGACCGCCAGGATGGCCATCAGGAGCACACAGGCGCCCGGAGTGACCTCCCAGGCCGCCTTCGCGGCCCAGGCGACGGTGCCGATCCCGCCGAAGATGATGCCGAGTCCTCCGGTGATCATTTCGTGACCTCTTTCAGGAAGGCCGCCCAGGCGGCGCGGGTGAACCCCTGAATGCGGAGCCTGTCCTTGGAGTCGCGCACCCAGACCCCGTCGGGTGCGACGGCGACCTCGACACAGGTGTCCCCGGTCATGGAGGCGCTCTTGAAGGTTCGGGTCATGACTGGTGCTCCTTGCAGGCGAGATGGACGGGTTTGCCGCACCAGGCGGCGACAGAGGAGCCCTTGCCGATGGGCGGCTGGGCGATCTCCTCGCCGCACAGGTCGCAGGCGGGATGACAACGCGGATGGGCGTAGAAGGGGCCGTACCGGCGCCGCTCCCGGCCGTCGGTACGTTCACCGCAGACAGGGCAGTCGCGGTAGCGGGAGCCGTATGTCATGATCGTGGTGTTCCTTTCAAGGATCGATGGATGCAGACAAGCCCCGGATTCCCGTCCGGGGCTTTGTCGTGCCCGGGGGCATACTGCCGTCATGGACGGCATCTATACGCAGTGTCCGTCTCGGCACCCCGAGACGGGGGTCCAGTGCGTACGCCTCAAGGGCACGCACGAGGAGCACGTCAGCGATCGTGCGCGTGACGTCTGGTGCCAGCGGTGGACTGACGAGGAGATGGCCGATGGTCCGAGTTGAGATCCCCGTCGGCTCGCCGGATGAGCCGACCTACGCAGGACGCAAGGGTGCGGGCGGCGCCAACAAGCTGGCCCGCGACATCGCGGACGGCATCGGCCGTCCCGCCTACGGGGCGGCGCAGCGCTCCAGTGCGTCCTCGGACGCGTCCATGCGGATCATCATGGCGGCCCTGGAGAAGGGCTTCTCCATCAACGATGCGTGCCGGGCCGCCAAGCGGTCCCGGTCCGCGTACCAGTACTACCGGGACAACTTCCCGGACTGGAAGCTGCGCGTCGACACGATCCTGGCTCAGCGCGCCGAGGGACTGGCCAAGCGCCGCGAGGACATGCCGTCCTTCCCGGACTTCTGCCGGGAGTACCTCGACACGGAGATGAACTGGCATCACCTCCAGTGGTTCGATCTCCTGGAGGGCGAGAAGCCCAGGAACCTCCACCCGAGGCAGATCTACGTCAAGGGGGAGCCGGACCAGTTCCTCATCAACACTCCTCCTGAGCATGCCAAGTCCACGACGCTGACGATCAACTACGTCACCTATCGGATCTGCCAGGACCCCAACATCCGCATCCTGCTGATCTCGCGCACGCAGGACATGGCGAAGAAGTTCCTGCACGCCATCAAGGAGCGCCTGGCCGACAACGCGGCCTACGCGAAGCTCCAGGCGGCGTTCGCTCCGCCCGGCGGCTTCGCCTCGGGCGACACCTGGTCGCAGACCGCGATCCGCGTGAATGGCTCCGACTCCGGTGAGCACGCCTACACCGTGCAGGCCGTCGGCATCGGCGGCCAGATCTACGGAACGCGTGCGGACATCGCGATCATGGACGACTGCGTGGACCACACGAACTTCCAGCAGTTCGAGACCCAGATCTCCTGGATCCAGAACCAGGTCGGTACCCGCGTGGCCGACGCGGGCGGTGTGCAGATCGTCATCGGCACGCGCATCGAGTCGATTGACCTGTACTCGGAGCTGCTCAAGCCCCACCACTACGTGGACGGCGAGTCCCCGTGGACCTACCTGACCCAGCCCGCCGTGCTGGAGTACGCCGACGACCCCAAGGACTGGGTGACGCTGTGGCCGCTGACGAACCGTGCGCCTGTATCGCAGAAGGGGCGTCGGGTTGCGATGGCTGCTGGCTGGCCCCAGTCGGGTCCTGGGACCACCGACTCAGCCGAGCCCGTCGACTGGTGGCCGATGTGGAACGGGACGGCGCTCCAGAAGAAGCGCCGCAAGATGTCGGCCAGGAACTGGTCGATGGTCTACATGCAGGACCAGGTGAGCGATGACTCGATCTTCAAGATGGAAGCCGTGCAGGGCTGTATTGACCGGGCGAGGTATCCCGGTCGCCTCATGCCGGGTCAGCCGGGTCATCGAGTGCACGGCATGGAAGGGCTCTACGTGGTTGCTGGTCTGGACCCGGCGGCG